GCTTACCAGAGGCATGCCATTTTGTTATCTTGACATGCCTGAGGCAGGGAGGATACTTGATTACTCACTGTCTCATGGTACGTTTGATCATTCAACTCTGCCGTCTACTTTCGGTAGGGTTTCGATGACTGATCAGAAATACTTCCTCAAATCCTTATTTGAGAAGGTATTCACAGAAGAAGGTACCCTCCGTGACGTCGTCGACGAGAACGCAATCTTCTTTCTCCGTCAGATACTTTATCTGGCGAAGAAGGTCGATGTCCCTTGCCCTGAACGGGCGAGGGTCGAAGCCGTTGACGATTTCATTAAGATTGACGTCTCTATGCGCAGACCCACTATGACGTGGGACCTTGACACTCTTGAGTGTCCTGAACATGGGGTGTCATTCTTAGACGGATATATAAGCTCTCCAGACTTGGTTTCCCATAGGGATCCCATACCTCGGCCATTACTAATAGCCGTTGAGACGGTTTCAGACGTTGTTACTTCAATGATGCCTGAATTCGACTGGAGGACTTTGGTACCAGGGCACGGACCCGGAGCTGTTTCGGATGTAAAAACTGGGACAGATAAGTATCTGTTCAAGTTCTGGCCTAGGAAACTTGGCCTGGTCTTCCCTGCTGAGTATTTTGCTCAGCATCGTGAAGACCTTCATCCCGGTGGTAGTCCGCTGTTCCAAAATGAGTCAATGGCAAAGCTAGCTGCTGTGCCAAAGACTTACAAGGGACCTCGGCTTATTACCGTTGAACCGGTAGCTCATCAGTATATCCAACAAGGTATGCTGAGGTGGATACGGGATAACTTTCCGCGTCCATTGCGTTACTGTGTTAACTTTCGCAACCAGAACCTATCTGGTGAGGCTGCCTTATTGGCCTCATTAGACGGTAAATCGGCCACTGTGGACTTGTCATCCGCTAGTGACCGACTGAGTTGCTGGGTTATTGAGAGGATGTTTCGGAAGAATCCGACATTCCTTTCAGCCTTGCATGCTTGTCGCACCCGTGCGGTTCGTATCAAAAATGAAGTTGGATACGAATTCGTTAAGTTGCGGAAGTATGCAGGCCAGGGGAACGCAACTACCTTTCCTGTTCAGTCTATTGCCTATTCTATTATGGCGATAGCATGTCTTGCTTACGAGCAGAACATGAAGATAAACAACAAAAATGTTGCTTATCTTGCTAAGCAGATCCGAGTCTTCGGTGATGACATTATAATACCATCACTCGCGACCAGGTCCCTAGTGACCCTCTTATCCTACTTAGGACTAAAGGTAAACATGGCCAAAAGCCATTTCGAAGGAAAGTTCCGTGAATCTTGCGGAACAGATGCGTACAATGGTGTTGATGTAACACCGGTATACATAAGATCCTTCGCACTAGGGAAACGGCTTAGCGACCTCGTCTCTTGGGTGGACGTTTGTAATAACGCCTACCGATCGGGTCTTTGGACCCTTTCAGACTGGATGATGAACCAGATTCCTATGAAATACAGGAAATTGATTCCCATCTCAAGAGGTCAGCTCGGCTGCCTCACGCTGACTGCAAACCAAGATTGTCCGGTCCCACTCCGCACAAGATATAACATCAACTTGTGTCGGGATGAGATACTTGCATTGCAAGTAACGGGCAAAGCGGTACGAAAGCGGCGTGGGGAGTATGAGGGCCTCCTC